CTACCATCAACTGACAGCCATCTGTACCTCGTTGATGACTCTCGGTGTCAAGGTTTACCTTGAGACGCACGAGCAAGTCATCTACGAGAACAACAGGGAGACAATCAACACGAAGCCGGCTTGCGAGAAGAACCTCGTGAACAAGGTGCGCCAAATCATCCACTTCACGACCGAAGAGGAACGAGACGAAGGCGGTAAGAAGACAGGCGTCGTGAACTACTGGGCGACATTCACCAAGAGCGCTACGAACTTTGACCTACAAGGGCAACGCAGACTCGTCGGTGTGACTCAACCCGACGCGGCCAATGTCTTTCACGGTCTACCGGAACTCGCGGAGGGGAGTCTGTGAGCATAGACGGACATGACCCGAGCGATATCACCAAGCCCGAGATATACGACCCTCCTCAACCCGAGTCGGCTGAAGAGTGGGTGGAGTGGCACGAGGGAGAGAACGCTCGACTGCGGACTCTCATAGTCTACTTGCGAGTCTTGCTGGAACTGGGCGAACACGCTTTCGTTGATTTCAGCGAACCGCAGATGGAAGACGCGTGGGACATTGTGATACAGGAGAGCCTCAAACAACAGGAGGCGGTTGCGTGAACTGCCCCGAGTGCGGCGGCGTTGACACAATCGTCATGCGAAAAATGGTAGGACAACTGTACAAGTTCTGTGATGTCAGCGAGTGCTCTTGGGAGTATTCGACATCGCGTAACGACGACTACTCGTGGGTTACCGACGAGATGTTTGACGACTGTTTGAACCGCATAGTAAGCGGGCTTGACGGTGATGCGTTGTTCGCTATCCCCGGTGCCTACGAGTTGCTTAGCGAAGCGCTGAACAACGATGTTCTGTCGGCGCTTGAGGAGAAGCGCGACAGCGGTGGTGAGGAAGAATGATACCGACAACTATCGAGTTGGAAAGCAACAACGAGTTGATGGCTAACACGATGTCCAAGAGCGGATTCGATTTCAACACAGCCATGTTTGAACTCATTGATAATTCGATTGCCGCCGGCGCGCGAAACATAGACATCCAATTTTGGATAGAGCCTACGGGACAGAAGCCCATACATCAAATCCATATCTCGGACGACGGTAGTGGGTTCCCGCTGGACTCTCTATCACGCAAACTCGCTATGGGTGCGGAGACTGGTGTAGGGTTGAACGAGCACGGAGTCGGGCTGAAGAACGCGATAGGTTACTATGGCGGCAACGATATCCGTGCAGGGTTGCTGGGCATCGTGACCTATGACGGTGAAGACTGTTACGAAATCACAGGCTATGAAGGCAACATGCTGACCTTGCGTGAAATCTCTCCCGCGTGGCCGAACACTGGTAGTTGCGTGAAAATCAACTGCTTGGAATTGGAAGCCGCGTTATCGAATAGGTGGAAAAAGTTGGTGGACATGCTTGGGGTACGATATGGGGACTACATTGAATCGGGTATCACTATCACAGTCAGCCTCGTGGACATTGAGACGCTTGACGAAATCGAAGACGGAGAACACGAAGTGGAGCCTATTTTCCCACCATACTACAATCCGCTTACGAGAACTGAAACTCACCTGTGGGAAGACGAAGTACAGAACTACACAGGCAGCGTGCGAGCCACGCTCACCATCGGTCTTAGCCCCGAGGGGGAAGAAGGGATATGGGAGCGAGGCATATACAAGGGCGGTATAGATGTGGTGCAAGACGGCCGTGTGGTCGTTCACCGTTCTTATCAGCCGCTGGAGAGTTGGAGAAGACCTCACCCTATGATGAACGGGGTTGTAGGCAGACTCGTGATACACACAGGTTACCTCCCCACCACACCCAAGAAAGACGGGTTCCGAGAGACACAAGAATACATTGAACTCCGAGAGTCAATCGCAAGTTCTGTGCGAGGGTCGATAATACCACGAGTGCTCGACCTTGATGATGAAGAAGCGGAACGCTATGAGGAAGCGGATATGCGACGAGGTTTGAAGTTGTACTTGGGAAGCCTTACTACTCCATCGGGTGAGGCTGTATGGGACGAAGTGAACGACGAGGACGCGACCGACACAGGTTTGAGTATGGATGTCACCGCTGTCACGGGCGGCGAGAAGTGGGTCTTTGAAATCAAGAAGGAGACTTTCGGCGCGCAAGACATGAACCAACTCATCGGTTACATGATAGCGACGCATAGCATTAAAGGGGTGGTGTTCAGTCCTAATGTGCTTGACAACGCAACAAGACAATTAGAGTATTGGCGCGAAGCGTTGTCTTGCGACATAGATATTCAGTATTGGGACAGCAGTCATGACAACCATCGAATCGTCATGCGTACCTATGTGGGGGTGGAACAAGAATGAAGTGCGACATCTGTGACATCGAGATGACGCACCCTCACCTCACCGACTACCTCGGCAACAACGCGCAGCCTATCTTAGACGGCAGGTGCTGTGACGCCTGTGACTGCCTCATCGTCATACCTGCTCGCATGGGTTTGAGCGGGGCGGAGGCTGTCGGGATAGGCAAGGCGCTGCTTGAGCATCGCCGGAACCCACCCGTCTTCGGAGGTGAGGAAGAATGACTCGTGTCACAATAGACAGGGACGAGTTGCGCAAGTTCATTCTGTCCTTCGGACACAATGTGACAGACTTGATACTCGACGCAAAGGAGTTCTCGCTGGTCGGCGGTGTAGCCATGCCTACGCATTTCTTCACACAGCGTATCAGTGCCACAGTCGACGAACCGGGTCAGTTCGTCATATCCGACATCAGCAAGGTGGGTGCATTCCTGCGCGCCTGTGATGGAAACAGCATCACAATATGGCAGAAGGACGGGCGACCGCTCCACCTGTCCAACGGCGGCACGGAGGTCACACTACCGACAGTCGATACCGTGCGCAGCGCTTCGGCGTTGCCTACTGTGTTGAGGCTGGTCGCGCAGTCTACCGAAGACGACTGGAAGTCGTGGGCAGGCGAAGCGCTCAATTGCTACGGGCGATTGGAGGACACTAATTCCCTGCTGCCTGTGTCACGGATGCAGCAAGTGGTAGGTAAGGACAAGACCTTCACTTCGCAGTTCCATGAGGGGCAACTGACAATCACGGGTGGTGAGAGGACTGACGCACAGATGACGGTGGTACTCGACCTGCTTGACGCAGACGGGCCGCCGACCGAAGTGAGCAACACCTTCGGGCCGTGGCTCCCTCAACTACTGAACGCGCTACCGGCCGGTGCATGCGAACTGTACACGGGCGACGGTAGCGTCTTGGCGCTGAACCATACTGAACGGGAATGCCTATTGGTCGTCATCCCGCAGGGGGAATGAGAGGTGCAGTCAATGACGAAGGCGAGAGACGAGCGATGGATGTCACGCAAAGTGGGTGACAGAAAGAACATCAAGTTGTTGAGGCGTATGCACGAACTGCTGATTGAGCAGGGGCCGATGACCGCGAAGGCGTTGAGTGAAACGCTTTACACCACGCATCCGAATCACAAACGGTTCCACCGTAACAGTCTCGTGTTATCACAACTCATGGTCGGGCGACCGGCGTTGTTTGAGAAAGTGACGGAGAACACAAAAGCCTGTGAGTGGGGAGCCGTGGAGGTGAGCGAATGATTTGCGACCAGTTCTATCCCGGCGGCAACGACATCGCTCACATCTATACACGGTGGCGCGACGAGGAGGGTAACCTCGTCGAGCGAATCCGTGACGACTACCGTCCCTACTTTTGGGTGCCGGCCAACGCGCCGGATTACCAAGTGCGTAACGCACTGAAGCGCTACCCCGGTAGCAGACTGACGGGCGAGAAGGCGGTCGGTCTCAAGGGCGAGCACCTCAAGTGTATGGAGGTCGGTACCCCAAAGGATATCGGCGACATGCGCAACATGTTCGACAAGACTTGGGAGGCGGACATCCGGTTCCCCGACAGGTACCTCATCGACAACCATGCGGAGATGCCGCGCTGGACTCCTCGTAAGTGGTGGTTCGATATCGAGTGCGACACGGAGACGAAAGCCACTACGGTCATTGCTGTCGTGGGTAACACGCTCGACACGCCACAGGTATTCGCGTGGGCTGATGAGACGACTAACTGTCCGTATGACACAACTCACATTAAGCGAAGGAGAGCCGGAGATGAGGGTAGCGGTATTTACGGACGCAGCATACGAGGCATCGACTACACGCTACATCTGTTCTCCAACGAGCGAGACATGCAAGAGGCGTTCATCGCCTTCATGCAGAAGGGTGACCCCGACATGCTGATTGCTCACGGCGGAGCGTTCTTTGATTTCCCGCACATGGTGACACAGTTCCCAAGACCGGAGCGCATGTCCCCTGTCGGCGTAGTGCGCAGACCCCGCAAGGGGGCAGACCATTATGTCCGCCGTGACGGTATGACAGACTACACCGTGCAACCTATCGTCGGTCGCTGGTGCTTTGACACGAGTGCCCCTGCCAACAGCGGTAGCGGGTTTGAGCGAGTGTGGAAAGACAGCGGTAAGGGTCAACTGCAAAGCAGAAAACTCAACGACATAGCGGAGATGCTCGACCTCGGTAGCAAACTCACCGAAGAGATTGAGGGCATGGATGTCTTCAACGGCTGGCGCGAGTATTGGTCGGAGTTCGTGGACTACTGTCTGCTTGACGCAATCCTGCTTCGTGACATCGACAAGGCGCAGAATGTAACCGACTTCTTCGCAGAAATGGTACGCCTGTGTGGTGTCACCATTGAGAGCGCAGCCAATGTCAGTCACTTCGGGCGCGGTCTACTATCCCGCCGAACCAACAAGAAGGCACCGACTCGCATGAAGGTCGAACACGAAGCGCTCAAGGGCGCCGAAGTCGGTCTCGCGTTTGTGAAGGGGAGACATCAAGGCGTAGGCATTTTCGATTTCAAGGGGCTATACCCGTCCATCATCCTCGGCAACAACCTGTCGTACGAGACTAAACGCGAAGGGCCGGGGCCGGGCATTAAACAGATGGACAACGGCACCTATTGGGAACAGACACAGAAGGGTCTGCTACCCAAAGTTATCACCTACCTGTTCGATTATCGTGACGAGTGCAAGGCGAAGGCGGTCGACCAAGCGCTGACTATCGAAGAGCGTGGTGCATGGCGCACTACCGAGAAGGCGGTCAAGAGAGTGATGGCGTCACTGTACGGCATGACTGCACACACCGGTTTCGGTTGGGCTGATGCTGACATCGCACACACCATCACGAGCGAAGGCCGCCGAGCAATCCACATGCTTAGCAAGTATGCCGAGAACCGTGGCTACGAGACGCTGTACGGTCACACGGATAGCGCCTTCGTCAAGGTGCCACGGGGTGAGGCTGATACACTTGCCGCACACCTTACAACCACTATACAAAACGAGACAGGCAACGAGCAGTTGTTTGTCGAACTTGAGGAGTGGATGCCGTGGTGGCTACTCGTAGCGAAGAACCGCTATGTCGGCAAGAACGAGGACGGTAAAATGAAAGTGGCCGGCTTCGCGATGAAGGCGAGCAGTTCGTCCAAGTTGAGCAAGCGCGTACAGGAAACCGCGTTCGACCTTATCTGCGACGGCGCCGGTGAAGCCGCTGTCACAAAAGAGATGCGCGCCATCGTTGCCGAAGTCAAGAATGGCGGCATCGACCCGAAGGAGGTCTGTACTACAACACGCCTCGGTATGGGTCTGCACGAATACAAGACGCTGTCCGGTGCGAGCCGTGCAGCGCAATACTACAACGACAATATCAACGGGGAAGCCTATGGAAAGGGCGACTCGGTGTCATGGGTGTATGTCAGCGGCGTGCCTGCCGACAAACCCGAGACGGACATCGTCGCGTTCCGTGAGACAGACGACCTTGACAAGTTCACGCTGGACACGGGCACCATCATCAACAAGTCTGTTAAGGCGAAGTTGAAATCCGCATACGATACGCTGGAGTGGGACTTAGATGCCGCTTCCGGCGCTGCTATTCCGAAGAGTTACTGGTGAACAATATGAGAGAACAAGAAGAGAGCAAGAGATGGAATTGGGCGAAGCGCTTGACGCGCTTTCGACTCAAGAGAACGAACACAGGCGTTACGCTACGCGAGAAGACGAAGGAGAAGAAAGTGCTGACAATGGAGAACACCGTCAGCACCAAACTGACGGATTTCGACCCGCGTATGCTGATGCCCGAAAAGCAACAGGATTTGGTGGACTGGAAAGCGCTTGAGCCGCGCCCTATACGGGAGCCGGACAAGTACACAGGTTTGCAGAATTGGCCGGAGGTGGGCGAATGAGCGATGATTGGGAAGACGCATTTAATGATGAAACCCCTTCGGTAGTTACTGGGCACCCCCCTTGCGCCGAATGCGGTAAAGGAATGGTACGCATAACCGTACAATACAAAGGTGAATCGACGGAGACTATTGAACACCGTTGTCAGTTCTGTGACGGAGAGTTCCGTGAGGAAATGAGACAAATCGACGAAGAGTTCCGTGAGGAGGGAGACGAATGAGCGCGGTCGAGGACGAAGTGTGCGCACTGATACAGGCGAGGGCGGAAGTCGGTAAGGCCAAGTATGGCGTGACGATGGAGCGCGAAGACCTTAGCCACGATGAGTGGTTGGAGCACCTGCAAAACGAACTGCTCGATGCGGCGGTCTATATTCAGCGACTACGCACAAGAGAGCAGACGCTTGAGGCGAAGTTGCGAAAAATGATACAAACATATAGGGCCGCAGCAGACCGCGCAGGCACAGCACAATTCGCCGCAGGATATGTCGGTAT